ATGTCCACGAAGACGCGGAAACCCAGGCGTGGTCTGGGGTACAGCGTTGAGGAAATTCATCGGCAGGCCGGTACCAGGTACCGGGCCTACGTCTGGGACGCGGTAGCCCAGAGGAAACAGAGCGTCCCAGCTCCGGACGGCTCGAAGACCTTCGAGTTCTACGAGCAGGCCGAGGCCGCGGCGAAGGTCTTACGCCAGCGGATCGATGGCACCTACACCGACGCGGGTCTTCCCGTCCAACGCCAGTCGAGGCGATTCCTGTTCGAGGAGTACGCCGCTCTCTGGCTGACGACCCAGGGAGGTACCGCCGCGACCCGTCGGGCGCGCAAGTACGGCGTGAACACCCTCAATAAGGCGTTCGGCAAGCGGATGATGGACGAGCTGACCGAGACGGACTTCAAGGCGTGGGACGCCGCCGAAGAAGCCCGAGGCATGTCGACGTCCATACGCCAACAGCGGATCTGGGTGCTGCGGGCGATGATGCAGCAGGCCCAGAAGGATGGCGTACGTCCCGACAATCCGGCCGCCGACGTCTGGGTCAAGGCGCACCGCAACCGGGCGCCGCGCTACCTGACCTTGCAGGAGCTATACACCCTGATCGCGTTCGCGCCGATGTGGTTCTGGCCCGCGATCCTCCTCGGCTACTTCGTCGGGCTCCGCGCCGGAGAGATCGCCGGCCTCCGCTGGGAACGGATCGACCTCGATAGCAACAATCCGCACGTCCTGGTTTCGGACGTGATGGAGCCCGGACGGACGCTGCGGACCTTCCCGAAGGGCACGGAGGCTGAGCCGGTCGCCCTGCCGCCAGTCGTGGTGAATGCCTTGAAGGTGCTGCGGAAGTGGCGCGGCTCTGTCGAACGCGAGGACCACGTCTTCCTCAACACGCTGGGCAGGCCGATCGACTCGGACTACCCGAACAAGGTGCTGGCCAAGACGTGGAAACGCTCCGGACTTCCCGGCCAGCGTCCCGTGTTCCACCACCTCAGGCATAACACCGGCAACAACCTCGCCGAGGCGGATGCGCCCGCCCCCGTGATCATGGCCGTGCTGCGGCACAAGAGCCTGGCCACGTCGCAGAAGTACATCAAGGCCGTGGACACCAGGCGTCAGCAAGCGTGGATGGCTCGCGCCCACGAGGTCGCCGAGATGCCGAACGCCCAGGTCGTCGAGTTCCCCGCTCATCGCGAGAGGGGGGACGCGCCGAAGCAGGCTGTGGCCAGCTAGCTGGTGTTGGGCGGCCCCTCGCACGCCGTTGCCGGATCGTCCTCCGGGAGATCGGTCAGCGCGTTCAGGAGCTTGAACATCCCTGATGTCGGGGGCTGCCCAGCCCGCCAGCTGATCAGCATGTGGCCGTCGCGGTCGACCACCTTGATCGGCTGTGCCTGGTCCGCAGGGCCGAATTCCCACTTAATCCGGTCGACCACTGGGGGCCACTCTCCCTTCCCTCGGCGCGCGGCTGAGACCCCCTCGACCGAATGGCGCACGATTCTGCCGGTATTCGTCCTACGTTAGGTGCACTAAACAAGCAGTATCACATGTTTGTCGATACTCAGCGTGTGTTTTAGGGACACTCTCCGAGCGTGCGGATGACCGCCCTAGCTGCTCGTTTGTCACGACGGGACAACGCCCGGTAGTCCGTCAGTAATTCCTGCTCGTCCCGATCGGCTTCAGTCTCCAGGTCGATTCCGTCGTCGGCGGCCATCGCCTGTACGACGTCGTTGACCTCGACTTTGAGTACCTTCGCGATGGCCCGGATCATCTCCCATTTCGGCAACCGGTCGGGGCGCTCAGGTCGGAACAGATAGTTGAGCTGATGGAGAGCGATCCCCGCCTCTTCCGCAAGCTGCTCGCGAGACGCCCCTGGCCGAGCCTTGGTGAACAGTGCTTCGAGGTGTTCGGCGGGCATCACGAAATCCTTCGACTAGCGGTGGCGGCGCGGCCTATCGTCCCGCGATTCGGGACTAGGGCCGGTAGGCCGATCGGGTGGAACGGATCTTGTCAAGTTTATGTCCGGTTTGCTGCCGGACCCCCCGCCGTAACACCCGGTTGGCTCAGTTGTCGTCTCACGATGCCACCAAGATGGGCGCACGTCGTCTCACATTCGCTAGAAAAGTTGGATTTTTCGCAAACGGAGTGGCAACGTCGAAGACGCTCCGCTCGGCGCGAACGAACCTCGTATCTCACAGCGCACGCGCGGTCTACCTGCTTTTACGTGCCAGGGCGGAGCTATGGGACAGCGAAGGAAGGTGGTGGCAGTGCAGATCCCAGCTGACGAGGAAGCGTATCCGCTTGACGAAGTTTTACAACGGCTCAACATCACGAAGCCGACCTTCTATCGCTACAGGCGGCGTGGCTGGATTGCGACGTTCCAGCACGGCGGCAGGACCTACGTCAAGGAGTCCTGGATCAGGGACTACTTCGCCCGGCGGGCCGAGGAAGGCGCGAAGGCCCGCTCCAAGGCCGAGCGCGCCGAACGCTCGCGTAAAAGCGCCTGACGAGATCACCTGAACGTGGGGTGGCGCGGTCCTCCACCTCGACGGAGACGGCGCCGCCTTACTTCGACCGGCCGATCGAGGGAGGCGGGATGGGAGCCAGACTGATGTTCGACGTTCCGACAGGCAGGCACGCGCGGCTCAACCAGGTCGACCGCGGCGTGGTGGCGCTACGTCGCGCGGCATCGGCACTGCGTGCCGCGCCGAAACGCATGGCCGCGCTGGTAGCGGCCACGACCAGCCTGGGTTTCGCCCTTGGCTTCATGATCGCGGGAGTGCTGCTGTGACCGAAACCCAGGCCGACCAGGCCACGACCGATGCCGCTCAGGAGTCCGGCGAGGAGACCTTCGCGGCCATGATCGAGAACCCGGACGTGGACACGCCAGTGTTCAACGAGACGGTGTACGACCTGCGTGGTCAGCTGCCCTCCTTGGCCGCTCACGTCCCGCCGGCTGCGCCGGAAGAGGCCAGCGATCAGACCGCAGACGACAGCGGCGACGGTGATCAGGGCTGAGCGCGGCGCGCAACCGAACCCACGATTGCCCCGGCGGCTGCGGCCGACAGGTCCGGTCCGAGTTCTTCGCGTGCCGGGGCTGCTGGCTGCGGCTTCCGGAATCGCAACGCGAGGCCATCGTTACCTCAAACAAGCGCAACACCACCGCTCACTCGGTCGCGATGTACAACGCGCACGAGTGGTACCGGACCCATCCCCTCGGCGTTCGGGTCGGTGGTCAGTGATTGTCCAGGCCGAAGACGTACTACCACTTCACGTGTGATCACGGCGCCCAAGGCATCGCGCGGACCGGTCTCCTGTTGCCGCACAAGCATCCGCTGCTCAGTAAGAAGCTGGTCTGGCTGACCGACCTTGCCGTACCGGATCGCTGGAGCCTCGGACTCACGTCGAACTGGATCGCCTGTGATCGAACGCTGAATCGAGCGTCCGTCCAATCGACGGCCACGATCGTGCCGTGGCGGGGGTGGGCACTCCTGTACGACGTGCCCGAGCTGCTACTTGAGGTGCTGGAGGACAACTCACGCCCCGATCGCTGGTGGGTCTCGGAGACACCGCTCCGGATCAGCGACCTTTCTCCGACGGCCCAGCCTGGCGACCAACGGAGGGCGTCATGACCGCCGGGTTCCTGGACGTCCCGGTCATCCTCCCCGCCGATGCGCCCCACGAGGACTGGCTGTTCGCACGTACCTTCGGGCTCGGCGGGTCCGACGTGGCCGCTGCTTGCGGACTCAGCCCGTGGAAGACCCCGTTCCAGCTCTGGCTGGAGAAGACCAGACGGATCGAAGTCGAGTTCGACGAGGCGGCCACCGAACGGATGCACTGGGGCACGGTGCTCGAACCGGTCCTGATGCGGGAATGGGACGAGCGGCATCCCGAGTACGTGCTGACCGGCGGCGCGGGTGTCTACGCCGACCGCACGCACGCCTGGATGCTCGCGAACGTCGACGGCCTGGCGTGGGAGTTCTCCGGCGAGCTGGCCGGGATCGTCGAGGCGAAGACCGGTGGGCACCGCTCGGCGGCCGAGTGGGCCGACGATGGCGTGCCGATCCATTACGTGTGCCAGGTCCAGTGGTACATGCACCTGCTCGGCGCTCCCCGGACGTTCCTCGTCGCGCTGCTGGACACGAACACCTATCTCGAACGGATCGTCGAGCGAGACGACGATCTGATCGGGGACCTGATCGACGGCGCGATCGAGTTCTGGAGTCACGTTCAGCGCGACGAGCCGCCACCTGCCGACCCTTCGGAGAACACTCGGCGGGCGTTGTCGCGCTGGCCGTCTACTCCCGGAGAGACGGTCGACCTCGATCCGTTGTGGCACAAGCACCTCGCGCGCCGCCATGAGCTGAGCGAGCAGATCAAGCTGCTTGAGTCGGAGCGCACGGCCATCGACAACCGGCTGCGCGCCGAGATGGGCGAGGCCGAGGTCGCGCAGCTCGACGGCGCCAAGGTCGCCACTCACAAGGCTCCGGCAAAGCCGTCGCGGACCGTCGACTACGCGGCCTTCGCCGCCGAGGAACCCGACCTGTACAGCGCCTTCGTCACCGAGCGGCCACCGAGCCGCCGACTGACCTACCCCACGACAGCCAGGAGGGATCAGCAGTAGGTACCGCGAACACCAACGCCAAGGCCGCACTCGCCCAACGCAAGACCACGGTCGCGCAGGGAGGCGGCGGCGACATCCGGACCTTGATCGAGCGGCAGAAGCCGGAGATCGCCCGCGCCTTGCACGGCACCGCTTTGAATCCGGAGCGGTTCACGCGGGTCGCGTTGACCGTGATCAAGCAGAACAACGACCTGATGCGGTGTCGCCCCGAATCGCTCCTCGGCGCGCTCATGACCTCCGCGCAGCTCGGGCTCGAACCCGGCCCGCTCGGCGAGGCGTACTTGGTTCCTTACGGGGACCAGGTGACGTTCATCCCCGGTTACCGGGGACTGATCAAGCTCGCCTGGAACTCCGGCCAGTTGCGCAACATCTCCGCGCGTGTCGTGCACGAGGCCGACGAGTTCGAGTACTCCTACGGCCTGCACCCGGACCTCGTCCACCGTCCCGCGCGCGGCGACCGCGGGGGCATCACCGATGTCTACGCCGCCGCGACGCTCGTCGAGGGCGGCGCGGAGTTCGAGGTCCTGGACGTCGGCGCCGTCGAAGCCATCCGAGGCCGCTCCCGCGCGAGCAAACGGGGGCCGTGGGTCACCGACTGGGAGGCGATGGCCCGTAAGACGGCCGTTCGCCAGCTCGCCAAGTGGCTGCCGATGGCCACGGTCATGAACCGCGCGATCGCGGCCGAAGGCACGGTCCGGACCGACCTGGACGCCGACGCGCTCGACGACCTCACCGCCGACATGGACGGGGAGGTGATCGACCCCGAGCCCGCCGACGAACCCGGCCAGCTGGAGCCACCGCCCGACGAAGCCTCGACCGAGGAGCCGACCACCCCATGAAGCGCGCCACCGACACCATCCGGCTGATCACCACCGCCTTGCTTTGCATCAGCGCAGGAATCAGCCTCGCCCAGAACGTCCGGCAGCTCGTCCGCGAGGAAGCCGCCGCAGCGCAGGAAGAGGAACGCCCGTGACCGACACCGACACCCAGACCGAGCAGAAGGCCGAGCCGCGCGACTTCGCCGCGTTCCTGATGGAACACCGCCGGGGTAAGAGCCACACGGAGCTGTCCGAGGCGCTGCGCGATCTCGTTGTGGCTGTGGAGGAAACCCGTAAGGCCGGGACGCTCACGTACACGCTGAAGATCAAGCCGCAGGAGCGCACGCCCGGCGCGGTCATGGTTGCCGACCAGATCAAGTGCAGCCTGCCGGAACACGAGCGCTCCGAGTCGATCTTCTTCGCCACCGAGACCGGCGAACTCATCCGCAACGACCCGCGCCAGACCGCGCTGTTCACCGACTAGGAGACCTCGTGCCGAACACCAACGACCAGACCGCCGCCGTGGTCGCCGACATCCAGCGCCGCGCAGACGAGGCCACCCCGCCACAGCCGTTCGAGCTGGCGCCCGAGAAGTCCGTGGTCGTCCGCACGCTGCGCAACGACGAGCGCGTGGACACGACCGACCTCGAAAGCCTGCTCGACCAACCTCGGCGTCCGCGAGGCACCGCGCTGCTCACCGATCCGAGCGACTTCGCCGCCTACGTCGCCCGTCTGGCAACGACGTCGACGACCGTGTGGGCCGACCAGGACAACCTGAAGGTCACCGCCACCTTCAACGACCACGCCAACGGATTCAGCGCCGGATGGCGCGACCACCAAGCCGTGCTCAAGCTCAAGCACGACGAAGACTGGAAGGCATGGCTCCGGCGAGACGGCACGCTGATGGACCAGGAGGACTTCGCCGAGCACCTGGAAGACCGCGCGCACACCATCGTCAACCCGGACACCGCGACGATGCTGGAGATCGCGTTGACCTTCCAGACGCGGCGCAACGCCTCGTTCTCCCGTGGAGCGCGGCTGAACTCCGGCGATGTCCAGCTCGCGTGGAGCGAGGAGACCACCGCCAAGGCCGGAGCGAGCGGGCGGCTGGAGGTGCCCGCGGAATTCACCATCGCGGTCGCCCCGTTCTTCGGCCTGCCCGCGACCGAGGTCACCGCCCGGCTGCGCTGGCGCATCCGAGAAGGACAGCTCGGTATCGGCTACCGGCTCGACCGTCCGGATCTCGTCCACCGCAAGGCGTTCGCCGACGTTCGCCAGATGCTCGCCGACACGCTGGACGCTCCGGTTCTGCTGGGCTCCGCTCCCCACATCGAACCTGTCTACTGACCACCCACCAACGGGGAAAGGCCCGCTGTGCCCCGCATCCGCACGATCAAGCCGAGCTTCTTTCGGTCCGAGGACGTGGCGGCGCTGCCATTGCGTGCGCGCCTGACATGGATCGGTCTCTGGACGCATTGTGACGACCAGGGCCGCACCAAGGACAACGCGAGGCTGATCAAGGGCGACATCTGGCCACTGGACGACGTGTCGCTCGCCGACATCGAAGAGGACCTGGAAACGCTGGCCGCCCACGAGCGCATTGTGCGCTACACCGTGGGCGGTCGGCGCTACCTGGCGATCGTGAATTGGCACGACCACCAGAGCATCCAGAAGCCCACGCCTTCGAAGCTGCCACCCGTCGAAGAGGGCACACCGTTGCCTGTCCGGTCCTCGGCCATGAGGGCTACTGGAGACCTACCGGAGGAAACAGCCGGTTATCCCCAAACCGCAGGTACAGAGCCTCCACCACCACTACAGGAGGACTCCGGTAGCCCTACCACGGGGAAAGGAAAGGAAGGGAAGGGAAAGGAAGGGAGGGCGCGCGGGCGCGAGGCGGGCGGCGACGTCCCGCCGTCGCGATGCTCGGCGCACCGTCTCGACGAGAACCCGCCGCCGTGCCGAGCTTGCGCCGAAGCACGCGAGGCCCGGAAGCGCTGGGACACCGCCACCGCCGCACGCATCGCCGCCCGGCGCACCGACGACCAGCGGGCACGCGCCGCCGATCGAGCGCGAGCCATCGCGGCCTGTGGCATGTGCGACGACAACGGCTACGTCGAGACCGTCTTGTGCAACCACGACCCCGGCGCACGGGAACGCGCCGCACGCGGCATGGACCTCGTCCGCGCCGCGATGAAGTCCCGCACCGACACGACGACAGCCAAGGGTGATCACCTGTAGAAAGCACCACCCGAACCCGAGCACAGATCGGGCGGGCCAACCGCGACAAGGGCATCCGCGCCGAACGCGACGTCGCCCGGTTCCTTCGGCAGCACGGCTGGCCGGCTGCGGAGCGCAAGGTTGACAACGGCTGGCGCAGCGGCGACCGGACCAGCGCCGACCTCGGCGATGTCCGGGGAACTCCGCGCCTGGTCTGGCAGGTCAAGGCCCGCGCCGACCTGTCCACACTCGACGTCGCCGTGATCCTCGGCCAAACCACCGAGCAGGCCGTGGCCGCCGGAGCCGACTACGGCGTGCTGGTGCAGCGCCGCGATGGCAAGAGCGATCCCGGCGACTGGTGGGCGTGGCTGCCCGCCGGAGACCTCGCCGCGCTCATCGAGACAGCCCGCGACCCTGAGATCGTGCGGGCCGCCGATCCCCGTCACACGATGCCGGTCCGGCTGGAGCTGGCCGACCTGCTGCCGCTGCTGCACGCGGCCGGATACGGGGAACCGCAATGACCCACCGGCGGCCTCCGACGTCCTGGCCCGAACTCGTCTTCATCGCGATGTGCCTGCTGTGCCTCGTCGTCTTCGCGGTGCTCTGGGTGGTGCTCGGATAGTGGCCGAACGTACCTGTGTCACCGGCTGCGGACGCCCCACCCACGACATGCTGTGCGGCGGCTGCCTCGCCGAACTGCTCGGCGCTCTCCGCGAACTCGTCTCACGCGACGGCGAACGAGGTCTGATCGCCGAGCTGGGCATCACCCTGTCCCGGCAGCACACGATGGCCGCCAGCAGCGACGCCACCGCCGCCTCGGCCAGCATGCCGATGCCCTTCCACGAAGGAGCCAGCGAAATCAGCTGGGTCCTCGCCTCCACGATCTCGACCTGGGCGCGCGAGGTGCACGAGTGCAACCCGCACCTGCTCCCGCCGACCGGGTCCACCGCGGGCACGGTCCGATGGCTACTCGGACTGCCCGGACTGCTCGCACTGCACCCGGCCGCCGACGAGCTGCACGACGAGATCACTCACGTCGTCGCTCGGGTCCGCCGGGTCATCGACCGCCCACCCGACCGGATCTACGCCGGACCGTGTGACGCGCTGGTCGACGGCGAGAGGTGCCCCGATCACCTCTACGCGCGCCCCGGCCAGCGCCGGGTGCAGTGCGGCAGCTGCTCCACCGAACACGACGTCGAAGAGCGACGGACCTGGATGATCCAGTACGCAGTCGACCTCCGGGTCACCGCGCCCGTCGCGTTGGGCTGGGCGCGGCTACTCCTGGGGAAGACCATCCCGCGCGGCACCTGGGACTCCTGGGTGAGCCGAGGTCGGATCGTCCCGCACGGCACCAACGCGCGGGGCCGCCCGGTGTTCAGGTTCGGCGACGTCCGCGACCTCGCGCTCTCCCACGCCAGTAAGCCACGCCACACCGCGTGATCTTGCCTTGCCAACGCCCTGACCTGCGTGCAAGATCGGTGACATCACCGTCCGGAAATGTGGCTACAGCCCCGGACAACCATCCCGTAAGTCCCGTTCAACAGGCTCTCCAACCGCTGAAGCAGGGCCGGGATCTCGCCATACCGGATCTCCAGGTGAGGTCCATAGGTGATCACCGGGAGATGCACGTTCGCGCGACCCGAGTCGAGCGTGATCGCGCACGGGCCGACCGGACGATGCGAGCCCTCCCGGTACGTCCTCGTGGTCATGATCAGCTTCAACGAGACCACGAGACCGGGCAGCGCCTCCTCAGGGCAGGAGAAGCCGGTCGTCGGGAATGTGCTCAGGTCGGCGGCCTCGCCCCGATGCAGGTAGAAGCTCTCGCGACGGACCTCGACATGCCACGCGCCCGCCTCCGGCGGCATATCCAGGATCGCGCCCATCAGCCTCGCGCCTCGGATTCCACAGTCATGACGGCAAGCGTCTTGCCCTGGTTGTCCAGCAGCTCGACCCGGTACGGTCCGCCGGCTGCGGCGCCGATGTCCTCGCCACGGAGCTTGTCCGGCAGCTCGTAGTCAGGCGCGACAGGCTTACGGTGGCTTTCCGCCCAACGGTCGGCGGTCTCGTCGTAGGCATGGATCACGAGGGCCGTAGGGAAGCCGAACCTTTCGCCCGCCGCGTACCGACGCACGGTGCTCTCCGACAGCACGATCGTGCTACCCGACCAGGCCGCAGGCAGGTGCCCGTCTTGCACGAGCTGATGGACACGCGAGCGGCTGTGACCCAGGATCTCGGCGGCTTCGGGTACCGAAACCAGCCGGGGTATCGATGGGTCTCGTATCATCCGGGTGTCTCCCTGCCTTGTTGACGCCTTGCAGGAAGACACGATAGCCCCGGCCGCCACGCGACCGGGGCTGTCGCCTGTCACAGGATGTTCACCTCACTCACTCGTGGAAGTAGGGGTTCTTTCCCGCGCGCCCCCGGCCTGCCCGGATGTTCAGACAGTTCTGGCAGTCGATGGCATCGGACGTCTGCTCGGTCCATCCGTCCTGCGAACGTGCAGAGCACAGAGGGTTGACGGACCCGCTGCGGTAAGCAGCGTGCGTCCGCGCGCCCAGATGCGAAGCGATCCGGACGTTCGGCCCGGTCGGGTCGAGCCGCCTAACGCCGACCACCCGCTGCGTGGACGTCGACATGCCGTCCTCGAAAATCCCACGGTTGACCACGCCCAGAGCGGTGTCCTGAGCCTTCGCCGGATCGTCCACGGTCACGTGCACCGTGTGGCGAATTTCCTCGATCACGAGGACTTCGTACTTCACAACTTCTCCTACAGGGGAATGCGGATGGCCTCTTCGGCGGCGGAATTGAGCAGGTACGCGGGCAAGGTCTCCCTTCCCTCGGACAGCGCCCGGTAGATCCGGTGCCACCCGTCGATCGGGAACAAGCCGAAGTCCTCGCCGGATGGACTCCTCAGCGGCGCGATGATGAGTGGATCGCTGAGATCGGTCTTCGTCATCGCGTACTCGATGTCCACCTTGACCTCGATCAACTTGATCCGGCCTTCGGCTGCGGGCTTGAGCGTCAGGAACTGCTCCATCCCGGCCAGCGATGCGTGCTCGTGGAACGTCGCCACTGACTCGTGGACTTCCAACAGCTCCTGCGCGCGGTTGATGCACCACCGCCAGGCCGCGAAGTGGAACACCTGGCAGCCGCTGTGGACTGGCGAGTGCTTCACGGCAGATCACCCCAGCCGAACATCTCGCGCGTGGCCTGGTCGCACACGTACGGCATCGGCATGCCCTCGTGCATGTGGACCAGCGTCGGCTCGCCCCAGTGACCTTCGGACCACCGGAAGTAGCTGCCGTGCCACACCAGGCCGGGCGCAGCCGGGTGCGTCGGCTCCCGGACGTCGGTCACGTGGAAGTAGTTGCTGGATATACCGATCTGGACGATGTCGCCCACGTTCACCGACACGATCGCGAGCGTCTTATCCATCGGTGCCCGCCTCCTCGGCGAGCGGAAGGAGCGGTCCGCGGATGTTCTCGCGCAACGCTTCGTACATCGCGGTCGTGACGATCAGCATCGCCACGTCCACCGGGACACCGTGAATGTCCGCAGACTTCCTTACCGCGCGCTTGACCAGCCTTTCCCAGCGCCCGGCCTCGATCAGCATTGCGCACATCCCGCACGCCGACCAGTCGCCTCGGCTGAGGTGATCCGGCATGTGCGGCACGATGAAATCGTTCGTGGGCAACACCGCGACAGGCTTGTCACTGAAACAGAAGTCGCAGTGCCCGCGCCAGCCGTCGGGCGCTTCGATCGGTGCCGGTTCGTGGTCGGCAGTGAAATGAGCCGGGTGGACGTACCGGTCACCGGACGCGTCCGAGAACGTGTCCAGCGCGCGGCTGCATGTGCCGCAGATGATGGACTTCACGACCATCCCTCCTCATCTGCGATCTCGAACAGGAGTGCCAAGCGATCGCCCCGCCCGCTGTTGTGGTCGTCGACGAGATCCCCAACCGGAGTGTTCGCCAGTTCCACGACTTCGGGGTCCGAGTAGTCCACTCGGGACGCAGGATTTACCCGACGTACCGGTTCAGTCATGTCGTTCCTCTTCCTTGATCGCGGCGGAGAACGCCGCCGCGAGGGCCTGCAAGACGGGCTCCGCTTCGCGCCACTGCTCAGCAGTGCCCGCGTACTGGAGAAAGCCGCCGGAGAAGATCCGGACGAGATGGGTACGGCCGTCCGCGAAGACGACCGTCCCCTCAACCCGCACCGGGCGGCGGCACTTGCCGCTGGTCATTCGCCGACCTCCCACCAGTTCGCGTAGTGCGCGCCGTCGAAAGCCATGTGCAGGGCGGACAAACGATCGTCGAAGTCCTCGCGAGTCGCGATCGTGCCGCGCTCGAACTCCTCGAATACCTCCGCTGGCGGCTCGTACGCGCAGGTGCTGCACATGACCGGAACCGGAACCGGGTGGCGGGAGGCCGCCCGTTCGGCGGCCTCCCAAGTGCTGTGCTCCTCAGTCCAACCGCAGTAGCAAAATGCGGTCACCAAACGGCCGTCGGCCTCGACCTGCCGATAGCAACTCACTTGTCATCGCTCCGCGGAACGATGATGTGTCCTCGAATTTCCGCATCGACAGTGAGGACAACTGCCGCAATTCCGATGTAGTAGTCCTTGCGCTCTCGCGTGAGGTGCTCCCAACCGATTACGCCACCTCGCCCGTTCGCACAGTCGTTGCTGCCGTAGTAGGCAGCGCGGCCCACCTTGTCGGCCTCCTCCAAGGACAACTGCTCAATCGTCGTCGGCGACGACCAGTACGGCCTCGCCGGAAATGCCCGCTTGGGGTGCATGTTCCGGCCCATCCTGAGCTTCACTCGGGTGTCTCCCTTGCTGGAGTCCTGCCTTGTTGACCAACTCAGAATGCAAGTCTGCTTGGACTATCGTCCACCGTGTGTGATCTACTTCACATCTGGTGGACACTGGTCCAGCCTCAAGGGACATTTGTGGTGTCAACAAGGCAGCAACCCCAGGGAGACACCCAGTGGCACATGAGCTTGAACAGTTCGCCGATGGCAGTACCGCATTCGCTGCCGCCCGTGAGCCGGGCTGGCACCGGCTCGGCATCGTGGCCCCCGGTCCGATGACCGCACAGGAAGTGCTGGACCTCGCCCAGTTGTCCAACTGGAATATCCGGAAGTCGCTCGGCCTCACCGCAGTGGTGCCCGGTGAGAAGTGCCAGGAGTGCAACCGAAAGATCGGTGCCAAGCACACCTTGAAGTGCCCCGTTCCGCAGGAGCCGGACCGTGGTTCCGATGATCTGGTGGTGTCCGAAGAGGACACCGCACAGCTTCTCCCCGTGGATGGGTGGGTGAGCACCTACCGGACTACTCCCGTCACCGGGGAGCTACAGAACCTCGGCATCGTGTCCGGTGAATACCCGATCATTCAGCCGGAAGAGTTCGCCGAGTTCATGCAGACCATTGTGGACACCTCCGGTGCAGTTTTCGACACCGGAGGATCGCTCCGCAATGGTCGGGACATCTTCCTTACCATGCAACTTCCGCAGGCCGTGACCATCGGTGGTGTCGATGAGATCGGCCTGTTCATGGCCGGTTTCAACAACTACTCCGGACAGGGAAAGCTCAAGTGTGTCACCACCCCGGTCCGGGTGGTGTGTGCCAACACTGAAAGGGCTGCACTCCGGAACTTCCGCAGTGAGTACACCTTCCGGCACAGCAAGGGGCTACAGGGCCGGATCGCCGAAGCCCGTGAAGCCCTCAAGATCAATTTCGAGTGGACAGAGGTGTTCAAGGCCGAAGCCGAAAGCATGATCAACACCAAGATGTCGGCTGACACCTTCGGTGACCTGATCAAGGCCGTGTGGCCGGAAAAGTTCTCGAAGCCCCTGGATGACTGGAAAAAGCCCGAGCATGACCACTGGGACTCGCTCAATGGTCTGTTCAAGAATGCCGACACCCAGGAGAACATCCGGGGCACCGTGTGGGCCGGTTACAACTCCATCACCGAGTACCTGGACTGGGAGATCCCGATCCCCGGAGTCGGCACTGATGCCGCCGAACTGGCCAGGGCTGACCGTGCTTTCCTCGGTCAGTACAACAAGCTCAAGCACACCGCTTTTTCCAAGTCCCTCGACATCGTGGCCGCCAAGTGACCCACCGTGCCGCTCAGTGCCCCTCTGCCGAACAGGCAGGGGGGCACTGCCCTATCCCGGAACCTCTTGCCGCTGGTGTATTTCCGGCCGCTGAGTGCCCCGTACAGGGGTGTATCTCCGTCCCGCCGGTGTCCCCACCCCTGGTGTATTTCCGTTGCCCTGTAGGGCAGACAGGGGGCAAGGCATGCCGTACCGTGCCCCCGCACCGTGCGCCGTGCCCGGTTGTGGTGAGCCTGCCCCCGGTGGGGGCCGCTGTGCCGATCATGCACAGCAGGCCGCTACCCGCCGTCGGCTCGACCCTGCACAGCAGGGGTACCGCACAGCAGGACACCGGGCATTCCGTACCGCAGTGCTCACCCGTGACCCCGTGTGCAGGTGTGCCGATGGGTGCCCGCAGCATGAGGGCCGACCGTGTGGACAGCCGTCCACAGTGGCCGATCACTGGCCAGTCACCCGCCGATCGCTGGTCCGGCAAGGGCTCGACCCCAACCGGCCCGAGCATGGCCGGGGCTTGTGCCAGGCATGCCACAACCGGCACACCTCCCGGCACCCCGCCACCCGTGGAGGAGCTTGGTAGGCAGGAGCACGCCGGACGAGGCCGGGGCACCTGGTCCATGCCGGCACTTCCCGGCCGCGCCCGTCGACGACCCCAGGGGGTTACCCCTCCCCCCAGGGGCAAAAGCCGATCGTCAGCCAGGCCCGTCCGTGTGCCGACACATTTCCGACACCCGCCGTGCACGTCGACCGGGAGGTGGTAGCCGGTGGCCATCAACCCGACCGCCGACCAGACCGCCCCGGTGCTCATCGACGGGGTGACCCCGTCGGCCGAGATCCGGGAGGAGCTGGCCCGCAAGGGCATTCCCGTGCTGCTGGCGTTCAGCCGGGGGAAGGACTCGCTCGCCGCTTGGCTCGCCCTTCGGGACGCGGGCGTGGAGATCCGTCCGTTTCACCTGTACCTCGTGCCGGGTCTGGAGTTCGTGGACGAGTCTTTGGCGGACTACGAGAAGTTCTTCGGAACCACGATCCCGCAGCTTCCACACCCGAGCCTTTTCCGGTGGCTGAACAACCTCACGTTCCAAGTCCCGGAACGGCGATTGATCATCGAAGCCGCGCAGCTCCCCGAGCCGGACTACGTCGAGATCTCGCGGGTGCTGTGCAGCGAGTACTACGACCTCGACCCGGACATCACCTTCACCGCCGACGGCATCCGTGCCGCGGACTCGCCGAACCGTCGCACGGCGATGAAGGGCCACGGCCCCCTCCGGCCGCACGTGATGAAGGTGAGCCCGGTATGGGATTGGCGCATCCGGCACGTCCGGGCCGCGCTGGCTGACAACCGATGTCCACTGCCGGTCGACTACGAATTGTTCAACCGAACCTTCGACGGCCTGGACCTCCGGTTCCTGGCGCCGATCAAGGAGCGCTTTCCTCGGGACTACGAGCGCATCTTGGAGTGGTTCCCGCTGGCAGACCTGGAGCTGTTCCGTGCCGGACTCTAACGACGACCTGATGGCCCAGCTCGCCGGAGCAGCCGCCCCGATGGGCGGATCGAATGCTGATCTCCTGGCGCAGCTCAACGCGGACCCGGAGCCGGACCCACTGGCCGATGTCGAGTACACCGGCGATGTACCGGAGGACTCCCGTAGGGAGCTGACAGCCCTACAGCAAGGGTTCAGGGACCGCGCGAAGCGCGAAGCCGAAAGGTTCCGTCTCGCCACGGACTCCGAGTACTGGATCGCCGTGTGCTTCAAGACCCGAGAGGACAAAGAGAAGTTCCTCCGGAACGCGAAGCTGCTTCCCATCGGCGACAAGTACATGGACGGCTATGCCGTAGCCAAGGTGCTCGGCGTACCGATGGAAGACGACTAGAGGAAGGAGGAGAGCACACATGCGTCGTTCGCTCGTCAACGTCAGCGGAGCCATGATCCGTGGCGCGGCCCGTCGCCTCGGCATTCGCGCGGCGGGCGCGGCCGGTGGCCGCAGCTCCGGCACCTAGCCGCTAATGTTGGTGGTGAGGCCCACGTGCCCGCAGTGGACCTCACCACCGGCTATCCACGGACCATGTCGGCACCCATTTCCCTACGAATCTCTTCAATTAGAGCATTCCCAGCATTATGCATCGCGTCCGCCAAGGGTTTGGCTACTTCTTTGTATTGGGTATACCCCCTCCTAAGAGAGGCGATAAGTCTCTCGCCACTTGCTTCAAACTCGGTCAGAGCTCCCAGTACGTCATCACCGCCCAGGACGTAAAGAGGAGAATCTATCTCATCCAGACGGTTGAACAACTGCTCCAGTTCGTCGCACTTTATGGGTTCGCGGTAGACCTGATCATTCAGGTAGACCTCTGGCCGAGTATTTGGAATCGCGTGATCCACGCGGTTGATTATCGCGATGATCTCAAGGTAGATCGGCAATCGATGTTCATAGTGGAGCTTTTCTCGCTCTAGCCGCAAATCGTGCTCAAGCTCCGCCCGTTGACGGCGCCCGGCGTGGGCAGTCGTGAAAAGTGTAGTCAATGTTGCGCCAAGCATGGCGAGGACGCCACCTACTGACGTCGCTGCTAACTGGCTCCACCACGGCGAAGTTGACATACGGCTAATCCTAGGAAAGAAGGTGACCAGTGGGAGCACGTGGAGCCAAGCCGAAGCCGACCGCTCTCAAGGTGCTCCACGGCGACCGCCCCGACCGGATCAACCACGCTGAGCCGATCCCGCCCGAGAATGAGGTCACCGCGCCCGAGGAGCTGTCCGACGACGCCCGCGCCGTGTGGGACCGGCTCGCGCCCGGCTTGATCGCCGTCGGCGTGCTCACTGCGTGGGACGTCGACGCTTTCGTCATCGTGTGCGAGGCGCTGGCCCGGTACCGGCAGGCAACGAAGCTCGTGAACGGCTCTGCGCTGCTGGTGCAGGGGCCGAACGGCTTCGTGAAGAACCCCGCGCTGATTGTGCAGCGCGAGGCCGAGACGACGTTCGCGCAGTACGGCGCGAGGTTCGGGCTCACCCCGTCCGATCGTTCGCAGCTGAAGGTTGACGCCCCCGGTGCCGCCAAGGGGCCGAGCGCCGAGCGCCTCCTCTCGTAAGCCCCGGCTGCCGGAGTGCGGCTTCACCCTTGATGGGCGGACCTGCCGCAAGCGCGGCGATCACTTCTGCCGACCGCGCGCCGCGCATGCCGTCGCGTTCTGCTCCGAGCTGTGTGTCCACACGAAGGACAAGTGGGCTCGCCGGCCGTTTGAACTCGCGCCGTGGCAGCGCAAGGACATCATCGAGCCGCTGTTCGGCGAGGTCACGTGGGACCCCGATTGGGAGTCCTACGTCCGCCGGTACCAGATCGGCTGGATCGAGCTGGCGCGGAAGAACGGCAAGAGCGAACTGCTGGCGTTCATCGCGCTCTACCTCCTCGTCGGCGACGGCGTGGAGGGCGCGGAGATCTACGGCTGCGCGATGGACCGGGGCCAGGCCGCGAAAGTGTTCGATGTCGCGGCGCGCATGGTGAAGCTCTCCCCGGTCCTGTCGTCACGCCTGGTTGTGAAGGACCACATCAAGCGGATCATCGACGAACGCACCGGCAGCTACTACGAAGTCGTCGCGGCCGACGCGGCAGGAAACCTCGGACACAACCCGCACGGCGTCGTCTTCGACGAGGTGCTGACCCAGCGGGACGCCCGGCTGTGGGACGCCATGCGGACCGGTATGGGCACCCGCGCGCAGCCCATGATGATCGCCGCCACCACGGCCGGAGATGACCCGGCCAGCTTCGCCCGCTCCGAGCACGACGAGTGCGTCCGCATCCAGGACGACCCGGACCGCGCCCGGCACCGCTTCGCCTACGTCCGCAACGTCCCCGAAGACGCCGACCCCTGGGACGAAAAGAACTGGCCGCTGGCCAACCCCGCGTTGGGCGACTTCCTCTCGATCCGCTCGCTACGGCAGGAAGCTGCCGAGGCGAAGAACGACCCGAGCAAGGAAAACGCCTTCCGGCAGTACCGGCTCAATCAGTGGGTCCAGCAGGCTCACCGCTGGATGCCGATGCACCTGTACCGGCAGTGTGCCGGGACCGTCGCCCCGGCCCCGGACTGGTTGCGCGCCGAGCTGGCGGGCCGCCGGGCCTACGGCGGTCTCGACCTCGCGGCCAAGCTCGACATGACGGCGTGGTCGCTGCTCGTTCCTGACGGTCTCGACGGCAAGCCGTCGATGCTCTGGCGGTTCTGGCTGCCCGAATCCGCGGTGACGTTCCTCGATAGCCGGACCAACGGCCGCGTCTCCCAGTGGGCCGACGGCGGATGGATCACCGTCACGCCCGGCGACGTCATCGACTACGACGTCATCTACGCCGACATCGCCGCCGACTGCACCACGTTCAAGATCATGGCGGCCGGATACGACGAGTGGTCCGGCGAACCGGTCCGGCAGGCGATCCAGAAGAAGACCCGCCTCGACCTCGCGCCGATCCCGCAGACCTACCGGGGGCTCACGTTCGGCATGACCGAGCTGATGGCGCTCACGAAGTCGCGCGGCTGGAGCCATCACGCGAACCCCGTTTCGGCGTGGTGCTTCGACGCGGTCGAGGTCCGCCACCCGCCCGGAGACGCGGACCAAATTCGGCCGGACAAGCCCGACCGCCAGGCGGTTGGGAAACGCATCGACGCTGTGCCGACCGCCGCGATGGCGATCACCAGGTGGCGCGAGCTGGCGCAGAAGCACAATCGCTCGGGCCGGATGGTGGTCCGTTAGGACGGCAGGTCATCCAACGGGTCCTTGCCATTCTTTAGGTCATCGAACTGCTCAAGCGTCTTGTAGGCGAACGGCCTACGCCAAGAAAGAGGTGGCCTATGCCACGCAGCTCGGGCATACCTCACTTGCTCATTCGCCTGGGATGCTATTTCCGGCGGCGAACTCCGAGGGGTCCTATTTTCTAGGATCCCCAGTCCGCGTCGAAGGAACTCGGTCGTCACGTTCCAGCGCAGGAACTCAACATGGTAAGCGACGCCTAGCGAGCTATCTATAGTCGCACGGAGTGTCGAGGTCACCTTTTCTAAATCATCCTCGCTGTCGACTTCGCGAGCTAGAAGTATGGTCAAAAGCATATGTCGCTGAAAATCTCGGCGATTTCGAAAGCTCTCGACAATCCGATCCTTCCTAGCCTCCAGGCGCGGCTTGGCTGCGTACTCGATCAGCAGAGTGACAACGGCTGCGGTGATGGCACTGATCACCGCAGCCTGAACGGGCAAGGGCAACGACATTCCTCATATCTATCACGCTGGGGGTGGCAACCCTGGCGATCGGTGACGCACCGTCCCTGGTAGATCAGCAGTGGATCAATCGCCTCGTGCGCTGGCACAACAACGAGCTGCCGGAGCTGCGAAAGCTGCTCGACTACTACGAGGGCGCTCAGAAGCTCTCGTACATGCACCCCGAGCTGGTGGATACGCTCGATGAGCGGGTGCGCCAGGTGGTCATCAACTGGCCGCGTCTGGTCGTCGATGCGCTGGAGGAGCGGATCGACCTCCAGGGCTTCCGGCTCGGCGGGCAACCCGCCAACGACATCGAGCTGGACCACGTCGCCCAGTACAACGACCTGGACGCCGGGTATCAGCAGGCGCACGTCACCGCGATGGTGATGAAGCGGGCGTACGCGATCGTCGGCAGTAATCCCCGCGCCGCTGACGCGAAATACCCGCTGGTGACGATCGAGTCGCCGCTGGAAGTGCACGTCGAACTCGATCCGGCCACGCGCCGGGTGGTCGCCGCGATCAAGCGGTGGCACGACAAGCTTCCCGACGACCAGGTCCGCTACTACCTCACGCTTTACCTGCCGGACTACACCGTGACGTTCGTTGTCTCGCCGGAGCGCGGCGGATACGTCGAGGTCTCCCGTGACGACCACGGCCTCGGTGAGGTCCTGGTGGTGCCGATCGTGAACCGGCCGCAGCTGTGGGCGCCGCTGGGAACGTCCGAGCTGGCCGACGTGATCCCGTTGTCGGACGCGGCCTGCAAGGTCGCCACGGACATGATGATCAGCGCGGAATTTCACGCGATGCCGCGCCGCTGGGCGCTCGGGTTCGACGAGGACGACTTCACCGATAAGGACGGCAAGAAGGTCTCGGTCTGGCAAACCATCGCGGGCAAGATCTGGTCCACGTCGAAGACCAAGAAAGACGACGGTGCGGAAGTCGGTCAGTTTGCCGAAGCGGATCTCACCAACTTCCACAACACCCTCCGGGCGCTGGCGACCCAGGTGTCCACAGTGTCCGGGATGGCGCTCCACAACCTCGGCTACTCCAGCGACAACCCGGCCAGCGCCGATGGAATCCGTGCGGCTGAGGCCCGCCACGTCAAGCGCGCCGAGCGCCGCATTAAGGGCTTCGAAACCGCATGGGAACGGATCATGCGGCTCGTCCTGCTGGTGCGCGACGGCTCCGTGCCCGATTCCGCGCGGTGGATGGAAACGGTGTGGGCGGACGCGGCGACGCCGACGTTCGCGCAGAAGTCCGACGCCGTGGTGAAGCTCTACCAGGCCGACAAGCTGGTGCCGCGCCGGATGGCCCGCCGAACGCTGAACTTCACCCAGGCCCAGATCCTCGACATGGAACGCGAAGACCGCGAGGACGTCACCCGAGCCATGTACGACCCGGCCAGCGAGTACGGGGTCAAGCCGACGCCCGAGCCCCAGCCGGCAACCTCTGCCCGCGCTCCGGTTCCCGCGGGGGCCGGACCGCGATGACTACGGCCTTCGCTCCGACGCTGGGGATCGATCACCTCGACTCCACGCAAGCGATCGTCCGGCGAGAGGTCGAGCAGGTGCAGCGCGCGTGGCGCGGCCTGGACCCGGAGGGCCTGCGGCCCACCTTCGCCGCCAAGGTTGCCCCGGTGCTGGTCTCCGCGATCAGCACCGGGCAGATCAACGCTGCCGCACTGGCTGCCCCCTACGTCTCCGACGTCCTGGCCGACGAACCTACTGTCGCGCAACCGCCCGCTGTCATCCCGGCGGCGTTCGCCGGGGTGACGACGACCGGGCTGCCGCTGGCATCCCTGGCGGACCTGTTGTTCGTCCGGCTGCTCGCCGACATCGGCGCTGGCATGTCCACCGCCGACGCCCTGCTGAGCGGGCTGCGGCGGGCGCTGACCTATACGGCCACGGAGATCACCGACGCCGGGCGCACCGCGACCCACGTCCAGCTGATCGCCGACACCCGCGCGGCCGGATATGAACGCGTCGTCCGGCTCCCTGCGTGCGACCGCTGCATCATCCTGGCGGGACGGCTTTACCGGTACTCCCAAGGTTTCCGGCGGCATCCGCGGTGCGACTGCACGATGACTCCGGTGACCCGCGAACAGTGGCGCGAAGAGAATCTCGCCAACCATCCGCGTGCGCTGTTCGACGCGATGACTGAGCACGACCAGAACTCGAGATTCGGTGCCGGGAACGCCGCCGCCATTAGAGCCGGAGCTGATCTGTCCCAGGTCGTCAACGCACGCCGGGCCGCGATGCCCATAGCCGGGCGCTGGACCACCACCCAGGGCATCAGTTCGCGCGGACTCGCCGGAATCCGCATGGGCCAGCTACGCACGCAGCCCGGCCACCGCTACCGCATGTCCCAGTTCGCCCGTCCGACGGCGGGCCAGCTGATCGGCGACTTCTCCGGCGCGTCGCGCCCGGAGCTGATCGCAGCGCTACGCCGCTACGGCTATCTGCTGTGAGCCCGCGCCGCCAGGCGCACACCACCCCACCCATCCGGACAGGCGCACGCCACCGTCCGGAACTCCCGCACGGGAAGGAACACCCCCATGTCCGAGAACACCACCGACGCGCCCGCCGACGGCGGGAACACCGACACCACACAGCAGGAGAGCACCGAGCAGCAGCCGGAGCGGCCCGCCAGCGAGACCACGTCCGAGCAGGACGAGAAGGACTACCAGAAGCTCTACGAGCAGTCGGTAGCCCAGTCCCGCAAGTGGGAGTCCCGCGCCAAGGAGAACAGCGCCAAGGCGAAGAAGTGGGACGAGGCCGAGGAAGCCAACCGCACGGAGGCCGAGAAGCACGCGGCCCGAGCCGAGCAGGCCGAAGCCCGCGCCAAGGCCGCTCTGACCGCCGCCGTCAACGCGGAGATCCGGGCTGCCGCGCACGGCTGGGCCACGCCCGGCGACGCACCGCGCTACCTCGACGAGAAGGACCGCTACGTCGGCGACGACGGCGAGATCAACGTCAAGGCCATCGCCGCCGACGTCGCGGCCGTGCTCAAGGACCGCCCGCACCTCGCGGCGGCAACTGGTCGCCGCGGCCCGAGCCCCGATGCGGGCCAGGGCGCGCGAGGCGGCGTCTCGGTCGCTGACCAGATCAGCGAGGCCGAGCGCAAGGGCGACACCCGCGAGGCACTGCGGCTCAAGACTCAGCAGTTGCTCACGCAGAAGGCCCCGCGCTGACCTGTGGTCGTGGTGTTCGGCGTCGTAGCCGAACAGGAGACAACACATGCCCGGCATCACCGGCATGCTCAATACGTTCAACAGTCCCAACTACGTGGGCGAGCTGTTTGGGATCACGCCGACGGACACGCCGCTGCTGTCCTCGATTGGCGGCCTGACCGGCGGGCAGTCCACCGACTCCACGATCTTCACATGGCAGTCCTACGACCTGCGCGCCGCTGACGCCACCAGGCAGCGGTTGGAAGGGGCGGACGCTCCGGCGCCCGAAGCCCGGACGCGGACGAACAGCTTCAACGTCGTCGAGATCCACCAGGAAGCCCTGTCCATCAGCTACACCCGCGAGGCCGCAACCGGCCAGTTCGCCACGACCGGATCGGCCGTCCCCACTGCGGCGTCCGTGCCGGGCACCAACCCCGTCGGCGACGAGCTGGTGTGGCAGACCCAGCGGCACCTGGAGCAGATCGCCCGCGACATCGAGCTGAGCTTCATCACCGGAACGTTCGCTCAGCCGACGGACAACACTCAGCCCCGCAAGTCGCGCGGGCTGCTCCAGGCGATCCAGACCAACGTCATCACCAACGCCACGGCGAAGCCGCTGACGAAGGACATGGTGATCGACCTGCTTCAGACCACGTGGCAGAACGGCGGAATCACGGTCTCGGAAACCGCCACGCTGATCTGCAACGCCTTCCAGAAGCGGCAGCTCACCAAGGCGTTCATCGAGGATCGCGACTATCGCGAACAGACCCGCAACGTCGGCGGCGTCTCGCTCCAGACGATCGAGACCGACTTCGGGCGGCTCAACATCATGCTCAACCGCTACATGCCCGCCGACACGGTCGTGGTCGCGAGCCTGGACGAGCTTGCCCCGGTGTTCCTGCGCATCCCCGGCCGAGGGTTCCTGTTCACCGAGCCGCTGGCCAAGACCGGCGCCTCCGACCGGTTCCAGATCTACGGCGAAGTCGGCTTGCGCTACGGCAACGAACGCTCCCACGGCAAGATCACCGGCCTTACCACGGCCCCCGTGGCGGCGTGATCTGCATGGGCGGAACACCGAGCAAGGGCACCCCGGCCGACAAGCGGATCTCCGGGCGCGGCCAGAAACCCGGCCCGAAGAAGGGCAGCCACAACACCAAGAAGAAGGGCACGTCGTGAAGTTCACCTGTGAGCAGCACCCAGGGCTGATCGTGCACGACCTCGGCGTGACGTTCGTCGACGGCGAAGCCGAAGTCGACGTCAAGACCGCCGCAGCGCTGCGTACGCTCCCGGCCGAACTCGGCGTGCGCGAGGTAGGCAAGTCCGAGGGCCGACGGACGCAGCCGGAGTAGCCGGTGGTCGAACTGTTCACCGCCGCGACGCTGGCCGCGTTGTCCGGCCGCCCGGTCTCGTCCGAGACCGCCGCAGCGATCCATGCGTGGGTCCTGGCGGAGATCTCGTCCGAGATCGGGCCAATCTCGGACGCCCCGCCGGCTGGAGTCACGGCTGTGGCGCTGGAGCTGGGCAAGGCGGCCGTGCCGACACCCGGCGGCGCGACGTCGACCACCATCGGCCCGTACTCCGCGACCTACACGGCCAGCAGGACCTCCGGCGACGGGCTCACCCACGACCAGCGGGCGCGGCTGCGCAAGGCCGCCGGACGTGGGAAGGCGTTCAGCATCGGCACCGTCGTGCCCGTTCCACGGTTCGGCCCATGACGCCCGAGGGGCTGATCGGACAGCGGCTCACGATCTCCCGTCCGGCAGGAACCAACCGCTACGGCGACCCGCTGCCCGCCACTGAACACCCGCTCGACGACTGCGTGCTGGCTCCCGGCGGATCGAGCGAGACGACCGACCGTGCCGACCAGGTGGCCACTCAGATGACCGTCTACACAGGACTGCGCGCCGACGTGGCGGCAACCGACCGCGTGACGCTGCCCGACGGTACCCGGTGGCAGGTCGTCGGCACGCCCGAGCGTTATCCGAGCCCGTTCACAGCGGACCACGGGGTGTGCGTGATGAAGCTGGAAAGGATGACCGGCTGATGGCCGACGTCGAGTTCGTGCCCGACCACCGCGGCCTCGCGCAGCTATTGCGCGGAGCCGAGATGCACGACCTGATCATGGATCGAGCCCGAGGTGGCGCACAGTTCGCCGAAGCCATCGCACCGCGCCGGACCGGCGAGTATGCGGCCGGAATCCACGCCGAAGACGGAGGACTCGGCGGACGTCGGCGGGATCGGCCGGTCGGGCTTATCGTCGCGACCGCGCCGCACTCTGCGGCAGTGGAATGGGGCAACGACCACCAGAACCACCCGCACCACGTTCTCGCCCGGACGATCGACATCGTGGAGGCGGGCTGACGTGGGCATGGTGATGCCACCGTTCCCCGACGCCGAAACCGTGCTCCTGGCCCTGCTCGAACCGGTCGCTCCGACGGTGACCGCGACTCCGGCCGACCTGGCCCCACCACTGATTCGAGTGCAACGAGTCGGTGGCTCAGACGACGGCATCACCGACCACCCGCGTATGGAGATCGCCTGCTACGGCAAAGACCGCGCGCAGGCGTGGCAGCTCGCCGAGCAGGCCCGCCAACTCGTTCTCGGCAGCGTCCGAACCCGCATCGATGGCGTGCTCATCGACAACGCGCGCACAGATAACCCGCCCACGCAGGTTCCCTACGCGACCACCGAAGATATTCGACGAGTCGTGAGCTACTTCCGACTGGCATGGCGTCGGGCGGGCAGGCAACGTTAGTCGGAATCCTCTGATGGGTACCGAGGCGTGGCCGGAGCGGAGAGTGCGTCCGACTTATTGCCCAGCAGCACACTTGCTACGTACCGCGCAGTAGGAAGAGCTGGCTCGTCGGCCCCCACGGCGAACTCCATCTTTGATCCATGCTCAATACGAGCGGGCAACCCCTCCGGCTCTACTTTCAGCACGTAAACCGGGGGGTCCCCGCCGCGAACTGTGCGAACCAGATTGACACGGACAATGTCAACAGGTGAGCGGCCACGATTGTAAACGTCCACGAAGAAGAGCGTCCGCCGCGTTCCTACCTCGCTGGGGTGGCTCTTTGTGGTCCATCCCGTCGCAACACGAAGTTCCACCAAGAGCAATGGGCCAGATCGGCGGAAGGAATGGACGTTCCAGGCAAGCGACCCGATGGCCACGATTAGCGAAAGCCCGGAAACCGCGAGAGCCCACCATGCGACGCCCATTGAAGTCCTTTCCTGTCGACCCTGAGCAGGGTAACGCCCCAGCGTCAGCAGAGGAGAAGGTTCACTGATTGACCGCACCCACGACTACTACCTACGACCAGCTCAAGAAGAAGCAGAGCGACCTGATTCGTAAGGCGCTTGAAGGCTCCATCTTCATCGCTGACCACACGGCGGACCTGCCGACGGCGCTCACCTCCGGCGCAGACGGGAAGCTGCTCGCCCTGCCACCCGGATACGAAGACGTCGGCTGGGTCGACAAGGGCGACGGAGCGACCTGGAGCCGATCGGTCGACACCTCGGAGGTCGACTCCTGGGGCGCGGTCGAACCGACCCGGACCGACATCACGAAGCAGACCGACGGCTTGAAGTTCATCGCGCAGGAGACCAAACGCCGGACCCTGGAGCTGTACGAGGGCCTGAACCTCTCCGGCGTCACCCCGGACGCGACCACGGGCGAAGTGCGCTTCGATCGCCCGGCTCGCCCGAGCACGCGGTACTTCCGTGCCTTCGGGCTGTTCGTCGACGGCGTTGGCGCTGACGCGATCTACGTTGCGAAGCTCGCGCCCAAGGCCACGGTTACCGATACCGGCGACCAGAAGTGGTCTGACGGTGATGACCCGGTCGGCTACGACGTCACGCTGACCGCGAAGTACGACGACGACGCCAAGACCGCGATGCGTTTCTTCTTCGGCGGTCCCGGCTGGAAGGCACTGCTGGCGGACATGGGCTTCACCGCGGCCCCGCCCTCTGGCGGCTGACCGGCCCTCAGACGTGGCGCGGCGTTCACGGTCGGGGTGGCCGTGGCGCCGCGTCACCCCTTCGCACCCAGCAACCGAGGAGGCCCGCTATGCCGACCCTGCGCGCACCCGACGGCAGGCCCTACCAGACCAGCGACGACGCCGAGGTCACCAACCTGACGGTCGGCCACGGCTACACCCTCGATCCCGAGGACACCGACGACGCGGAGCAACCCCGCGCCCGGCCTCGTTCCCGGCGCACCACCCCGCCGGCAGTTCCCGAGCACGCCGAGTCCGACACCCCGACCGTTGCAGGAGAGATCACGCTCTGAGCAAGACCTACAAGTTCAACCGCTATGTAGCCGAAGCGAAGGCCGCGCCTTTCGTGCTGGAGCTGGACGACGACCAGCAGATCAGCATCACCGCGCCGGACGCCGACACCGTGATGGACATCGAGGAATCCGGTAGCTCGCGGCGCACGCTGGAGCTGCTGACCGGCGAACACGCCGAGCAGATCTACGAGCTGGTGCGCCACCAGCCCGCCAGCGTGCTCAACGGCCTGGTCGCCGACCTGGTGGACCACTTCGGCCTGTCGGCGGCCCCGCCGGGGGGTTCACGGGCCTCGTCGCGCTGATCGAGGACTACGGCGAGGCAATCGAGTACGACCTTCAAGCCGAACTCGGCCTGGATCTCCTCACCTTCTTCCGGGCCGGACGCCCGTGGCCCCAACTACTGCGGCTGGTCGAGCGACTGCCCGACCACAGCCACTACAAGGTCGCGATCCACGACGACGACGAACTGGCGCGGCGCATGCGCGAGATCGACGACGCCACCGGGCACCAACCGTCGACCCGCCGAACGGTCGACGCGCACATCTGGACGCCCGAACGCGCGATCCTCACCGACGTCGCGGACATCCTGCTGACCATCCGCTCGTCACTGGAGGCGCAGCGCACCGGCAAGCGGCAGACGACCACGCCGATGCCCCGGCCCCGGCTCGCACGGGATCGCATCGAGGCGGCGGCCAGCCAACAACGTCACCGGGACCGCGTTCGGATGATGCTCGGCAGGGGGTGATTCCCCCGTGGCGTACTCCGCTGGAACCGCCTACGTCCAGATCCTCCCGACACTGCGCGGGTTCGGCACCTCAGCGGAGACGCAGATCAGCTCCGCGCTCAGCGGGGTCGGCGGCCAGGCCGGGCAGCAGGTGGGACGGCAGCTCGGCGGCGGTGTGGACACCGGGCTGTCGGGCACGCTTCGCCGGCTGCGGAGCCGCTTCGACGAGCTGCGCGACTCCGGCTCGGATTCGATGTCGGCGCTCGCTCGCGGCACGGTGCCCGTGCTCGATCAGCTGGCGAAGGTCAGTCCGGTTCTCGGACGGGTTCGCGACGGCTTCACCTCGGGACAGGTCGCGGCGTCGGCGTTCTCCGGCGCGGCGGGCACCGTCGGCGGACGCCTCCGGACGATCTCGGACGCGACTGGACGCGTCGGTGCGGGCTTCGGCTCGATGGCCACGCTCAGCGAGTCCGCGCTGAGCCGGACCGGAGCGGCGATCAACCGTGGCCTGCTCGCACCCGTCCGAGGCGCGAGCACGATCCTCGCCGGATACGGCCTCACGGCCGGGACCGTGTTCACCGGGGCTGGCGTCGCCGCGATGGCGATGGGCGTGAAGTTCGCGGCCAGCCAGGAACAAGCCGAGATGGCGTTCACGACCATGCTCGGTAGCGCCCAGAAGGCGCACGCATTCGTTGCGCAGCTCCAGGACTTCGCGGCGCGAACGCCCTTCGATCTGCCGAGCGTCACCACGGGCGCTCAGCGGCTCATGGCGTTCGGGTTCGCCGCCGAGGATGTGCTGCCGACCTTGACCGCGATCGGCGACGCCGTGGCGGGCATGGGCGGATCAGCCGAGCAGATCAACCAAGTCGTGCTCGCGATCGGGCAGATGTCGGCCAAGGGCAAGGTCCAGGGCGACGAGATCTTGCAGCTCACCGAGGCCGGTATCCCGGCGCTGCGCATCCTCGCGAACTCCTACGGCACCACGACCGCCGCGATGCAGGAGATGATCTCCGACGGGCTGGTGCCCAGCTCCGAGGCGATCCCCAAGCTGATGGCGGGCATCGAGCAGGGGACGCGCGGCGCGGCCGGGCAGACCCAGGCGTTCGCCGGGATGATGGCGAATCAGGCCACGACCCTGACCGGGATCTGGTCGAACTTCACCGACAACGCCAACCGCGCGCTCGGGCAGCTCGTCAGCCCCGCCCTGCCGCTGATCAAGACCGCGCTCGGCCAGCTGACCACCGGGCTCGGTGCGCTGCCGGACCTGATCGCCCGCTTCCAGAATGCGGCCCGTCCGGTCGGCGCGGTCGTGGGCGCGACGTTCCGCGACATCTCCGCGTTCGTGACCGGCTCACTGGTCCCGTCGCTGCGCACCCTGGGGGCGGCGGTCCAGCCGGTCGCGGTGATCGTCGGTGGCGCACTGCTCGCCGCGCTGCGGGCGGCGGGCTCGCTGCTGCGGGAAGTGGTCGGGCCAGCGCTGGTCACGATGTCCGGGTGGCTGCGCCCGTTGATGCCGCTGATCGTCGGTGTCGCGGCGGCTTTCCTTGCCTGGTACGCCGTCGCCGCAGCCGTCGGCGCGGTCACCAAGGCGATCGAGCTGGTGCGCGGCGCGATCCTCGCCGTCCGGATCGCCTGGACGTTACTGAGCCTCGCGTTCACCGCCTCGCCGATCGGGCTGATCATCGCGCTCGTCGCGGGCCTGGTCGCCGGGATCATCTACGCCTGGAACAACTTCGAGGGCTTCCGCGCTGTCGTGCTGGCAGTCTGGTCCGCCATCCAGACCGCCGCACAGTGGGCCTACGAGAACGTCTTGCGCCCCGCGTTCGACGGCATCGTGACCGGAGCCCGCGCGGTCGGCGAATTCTTCACCTGGCTGTGGCAGGTTGCCATCGGCCCCGCGCTGCAAGCGATCGCCGGGACCGCGTTGTGGTTGTGGCAGAACGTTTTGTCGCCGGTCTTCTCGTTCATCGGCCTCGCCGCGCGGGTCCTCGCAGCGATCGTGATCACGATCCTGGTCACGCCCTTCGTGCTCGCCTTCCGCGCCCTGGCCGCCGTCGCGCAGTGGCTCTGGAGCACGGTCCTGCAACCGATCTTCGGCTTTATCGGCGACCTCGCGACGTGGCTCTACGCCGTCGTGATCAAGCCCGCCATCGACGGGATCGTGGCGTACTTCCGACTGTGGGCCGCGATCGGGATCTGGTTGTGGCAGAACGTCCTTCAGCCAACGCTCGGCGCCATCGGAGACTTCTTCGGCTGGCTGTGGCGCATCGCGATCAAGCCTGCCATTGACGGGATCGTCACGGCGATCCAGTGGCTCGGCTCGGCGGCGACGTGGCTGTGGACCAACGCCGTGCAGCCTGCCCTGAACGGCATCGGCACGGTGATCACGTGGCTGTGGCGGAACGTGGCGCTGCCGACCTTCGGGCTGCTGCGCGACGGGCTGAGCGCGCTCGGCTCCGCCTTCACGTGGGTGTACCAGAACGTGATCAAGCCAGCCTGGGACGCGCTGGGAACGGCGCTGCGCTGGGTGTACGACCATGCGATCTCGCCAGCCTTCGAGGCCACCAAGTCTGCGGTTCGCTCGGTCGGGCAAGCCTTCTCGTCTGCGGTCGACTGGATCAAGAACGTCTGGGACGGCATCAAGAAGATCGCCGCCGTACCAGCGAACTTCGTGATCAACGAGGTCTACAACCACGGCATCCGAGCAGTGTGGAACTGGGTCGCGGACTTCCTCGGCCTGGGCAAGCTGGCCGAAGCGAAGCCGATTGCCTTTGCTGGCGGCGGAATCCTGCCCGGCTACGCGCCCGGACGCGACATCGTCCCGGCGCTGCTCTCGCCCGGCGAGTCCGTGCTGACGCCGGAAGCCACGCGCATGGTCGGTGCTCGAAATGTGCTGGCGCTTAACGCCGCAGCATCGGGCCGTCCTGCGACCGTGGTGGGCGCTGGTGTTCCGCGGTTCGCGGGCGGCGGGGTTGTCGGCTCGCTGCTGTCCTTTGTGGAGGGCATTGGTGAGAACGTCGTCGACTTGTTCACCGACCCCGTGGCGTGGATCAAGGGGCACATCGGCTTCGGCGACTCCCCGTGGATCTCGATGCTCGCGAAGGCACCGGGCGAGCTGATCGGCAAGGCGGTCGACTGGCTGTGGGAGAAGATCAACCCGTTCTCCTCCGGCGGCGGCGTCGGCACCTCCGGCGGCGATCTCGACGGCTGGATCAAGGCGGCGATGGGATTCACCGCCGTACCGGCGAACTGGTACGGCCCGCTGCGCACACTGATCATGCGCGAGTCCGGCGGCAACCCGAGGGCGCACAACAACTGGGACAGCAACGCCCGACGCGGCGACCCGAGCCGAGGTCTCATGCAGACGATCGGCGCGACGTTCAACGCCTACCGGGACAAGCGCCTCTCGGCGGACATCTTCGACCCGATCGCGAACATCGTCGCCGGGATCAACTACATCAAGGCCCGGTACGGCTCGATCTTCAACGTGCAGCAGGCGGTCGGATCGACCCCGCGCGGCTACGACACCGGCGGCTGGCTCCCGCCCGGTATGTCCACTGTGTACAACGGCACCGGCAAGCCCGAAGCGGTGTTTACGGCCGAGCAGTTCGACCTGATCAGCCGCGCGGCCGACCGGCAGGACCAGCCGCACATCACCGTCTACGCCCGCACCGATGCCGACCCGGAACACATCGCGCACTCGGTGGACCGCCACCTCGCGCTCGGAGCCAGGTTGTAGGAGGTGGCGATGCCTGAAGGCGCGCACGTCTGGACGCTCGACTGGCTCACGATGCACCCCGACGGGGACGTGCGGGACTCGGCGGGCGTGCAGTGGATTTTGACGCAGGAGAAGGGGTTTTGGGGCTCACCGGGCACCAACGCGCAGTTCTCCTCCCGGCTCGCGCGCCACGGCGCCTACCGATCGCCGGGCTGGAAGAAGCAGCGCACCATCTCCCTGACCGGCCGTGCCTACGCCGACGACTACACCGTGCTGCGGCAGGCCGAGGCGAACCTGCTGGGCCTGCTGTCGGACCCAAGGTCACCGCGGACACTGACGTGCCTGTCCGAACTCGGCGCGCTGACGTGCGAAGTGTTCCTCGACGACGAAATCCTGTGCACACCACTGAAGGTTGTAAGCGAGCCAGGTTTCGAGTTCAGCCTCCAAGTCGTCGCGCCCGACCCGGCGAAGTACTCCGTCGAACAGCAGACGATGTCCTCAGGGCTGGCCCGCGATGCCCTTGACGGACTCGACTTCAGCCAGGCCGTTCAGCCCGACTCGAACCAGGGGCTGTTCTTCGGCATGGGCGCCGATGACGACGGTCTGAGCTTCGGCTCCTCGAACGCCACGGGGTTCATGCTCCTCACCAACCGGGGCAGCGCGCCAACCACACCCGTCTACACCTTGTACGGGCCGCTCACCAGGCCGATGCTCACGGCCGGGCCGTCGGCGATGCGGTACAACGGCACGCTCGCGGCAGGGGAGTTCGTAGTCATCGATCCCAACGCCCCCAGCGTCCTGCTCGGCGGCACGGCCGTGCGCCGCCAGCTGCTCAACCCGGCTCAGTTCGGCGGCTTCGCCATCCCGCCGGCCAGCCGAACCGGCGGCCCCGGCGTCCTGTCCGTCGGCCTCACCCACGGCGGACCAGCCACTGACACCGGCTACGTCACGGCGGTCTTCCGCTCCGCATGGTTCTGACCTCCTTCCCTTTGCACGAGAGGAAATCCAGCATGGGCGTGTACTCCGACGAACCCGACCCCCCGGTCTACTACCAGGCGGTCGAAGCATCCGACTGCGTGCGGTACACCGACGTGAGCCAGAGCCGATGGTTCATGGACAGGATCAATTACGCATTCGGCGGCCAAGCGTCCACCAACGTGCGACTCGCCGACGACGGCACGACGATCAGGTGGTTCGGCTACTACTGGCTGCGCCTGGGCGACTGGCTCTACAAGGGAAACACCGCGATCACCGACGAGGTGCTGCGCGCGTCCGGACTACGGCCGATCATGACGCAGTGGCCCGCGCCGCCGCCCCCAGCGGAGCCGGAGGCGTAGCCGATGGTTTCCCTTGGCGCGTCGGCGGTCTCGGCCGTCGACCCGTGGGCGGTCCAATCACGGATCGGGCTCACCGACGCCCGGCTCGCGCTCGCGTCCATGCTCATGCCGCGCCCGAACCTGAGCGTCATCGACTACCGCAGCGGCGTCATGGCCTCCGGCGACACCGCCGGAGTCGGCGGCAGCTCGCACATGGCGATGCGAGTCAAGCCCGCCAGCTCGGGCCTCGCGGTCACGGTCGAGATGGGCAACGCCGTCATCAACACCCCATCGATGGGCGCCTACATGTGCGCCCTCGACGCGGTGAAGTCGCTGACCCTCGCGGCGGCCAGCTCGACCACCAACCGCGTCGACCTGGTGATCGCCAGGGTGTACGACGACCTGAACCCGGCGATCGCGTCCGCGTCAGGTCAAAGGAAGTTCGCCATCGAGGTCTGGCAGGGCGACCCCGCGACGGGCACGCCGAGCGTTCCGGTTCCGACGCCGACCGAGGGATGGACCCCGCTCGCAGCCGTCACCGTGGCCAAGGGAGCGACCGCGCTCACCGCGGCCGACATCCGGGACCTACGCGGCCCCGGCCTCACCGCTCGCGGCGGCCTTCGCGCGCTGTATGGCGAGGACGCGAAGCCGACGTCTCCAGTCTTCAAGGAGGCAGGGGCCTATCCCGGCGAGCAAAGGTGGGTCCAGGCTCCGGGTTTCCAGCACCAGGCGTGGTACGGCGCGGGGTCTGACGCGTCGAACTCCGGTTGGCGTGGGGTCTTCAACTGCGTCCGCTACTACGCCGCCGCGCCACCAGGCGAGCAGATCTGGACCTCTGGATTCGGTGCAGCACGGGAAATCTGCCGCGTGAACATCAGCGATCCGGGTGTCCCATATTTCGTCTATCCAACCGGACGAGCCCTCCTCACGCTCTCCACGAACTCCGCAGCCGACCTGAGGATCAACGTCGGCTCGCTGAACGGGCCGGACGTCAACTGGACCCGCTTCCACTCCTACGGCGCGAGCGTCGACAAGGTGTTCGTGCCCAACGTTTCGCCTATGCACTACGGACCTCTGACGGGCGCACAAACGCTCGTGCTCAGTTGCGGAATGCGCGACAGCGGAAGCCAATACTCCGGCTTCGGATTCCGGGGCAACGACATCAACCAGAACGTGCTCAGCGCACTGGTGTTCCCCTCGACCGTTCAACCACCGGCGGTCTGATGGCCAACGAGTGGCGCGTCATGGTCGCGGAGACGACGACCGGCGTGCTGCTGGCCGACGTCACGCCCCGCGATCTTCCATCGTTCTCACGCAAGCTCACCGACCGGGGCCAGTGGACGGTCAACGTCGTACCGGACGATGCGGCGAACGCGTCCTTGGACTTCCACGCGCTCACCGACGCCGGGCGGTTCACCTGGCTGATCCTGTGCGGCTCGGTGGTAGCGCAGGCCGGACCGACGTTCAGCTACTCCTACGACGAGGGCACACGCACGCTGTCGGTCTCCGGCACCGGGATTGCCGGCCTGTTCGACCGGCGGGTCCTGCGGAACTCAGGCCCGTACACGACGATCGTGAACCCCAGCGAAGACGTGACGATCTCGAACCGGAGCCTGCGGGGGATCGCGCGGGAGGTCGTCGCCGTGAACCTCGCGCAGGCCGGGTACCAGCTGCCGATCGATCTGCCCGCACCGGAGACCGGCACTCATACGCGGACGTACTACGGCTACGACCTCGCGATGGTCTGGAGCCGCTTGCAAGACCTCTCCGGCGTGATCGACGGACCGGAGCTGGACTTCTGGCCCTACCTCGTGCCGGGCGAGAACCGGCTCCGCTGGCAGATGCTCATCGGAACCCCGCTGCTGGGCGACCAGCAGTCAGCGGCGGTCTGGGACTACACAGGCGCGCTCTCGGCCATCGACGTCGATGTCAACGGTGCGGCGTCACCCGCCTCCCGCGTGTGGGTCAAAGGCTCCGGCAGCGAACGGAGCATGCTCACCGGCTACGCCGAGGACCCGACGCTCATCGGCCTGGGGTTCCCGCCGACCGACTACGTCGACGGCGACCACACCTCGGTCACCGAGCCGGGCACCTTGCAGGGCTACGCCGCCGCGGACCTCGCGGCGTTCCGCACGCCGACCGAGACATGGAAGTGCTCCGTTCGGATCGACGGCGCGACCGGCGCGGGCATCGAGGTCTCGCCAGCCCTCGGCGGCTGGAGCCTCGGCGACGCCCCGACCTTCGGTGTGAGCGGCCATCCCTGGATACCCGACGGCCAGTACCGGCGGCGAATCCTCGGATTCAGCAGTAAGGACGAAGCCTCGGTGCAACTCGATCTCCAGCCGACACCGGCGGCCCTGTGATGCCCCAGCCACCCGGCAGCGGCACACTGGCCGACCAGATCCGCACGCTGGAAAGCCGGATCGACGAACTGAGCCGCACGAAGCCGACGCCCTCGGCCTGCGTGGTCCGACTCGGCGGCGACGCGAGCCTGCCCGCCGGAATCGACACGTTCGCCCAGACCGGATGGGTCGCCGCCTACGACCCGCTGTCCCAGTTCGTCGGCGGCTCGACCGGCAACCCCTCCTACATCCTCGTGGCCCGAGCCGGGTACTACCGCGTCCACTTCCACAGCGCGGTCACTGGCCCGAACGCGGTCGCCGGGGCAAAGGTCACGCCAAACCACGCGGGCAGCGTCGCTAACTCCCTGGCGACCGACAGCGGACAGATTCCCCAGCAGGGCTCCGACGGGGCCGTCCTCGACGCGCTGCGCTCGCGGGTCTACCTCAACGTCGGCGACAAGATCTACTGGTCGAACTGGTGCGCCGCCACCGCGACGCTGAAGACATCGCTGTTCGGCGTCCCAACCGAAATCGTGCTCCAGTACGTGAGTTCCCAGTGACGACAGGGGGACGCTGACGTGCTACCCCGGCCGCTGGTCACCGCGCTCACCATACTGATCAGCATCGCCTGGACGGGCAACGTCGTCGTCGGCTTCGTCTCGCCCGATCGACACGACCCGACCATCAACGCGATCTTCGCGATTGTCGTCGGGTCCATCTACGCCCTCGGCCACCGCAACACCGCCAAGACCAAGCGTGCCCGCCAACGGCTGGCCGAGCTGATCGCCGGAGACACCCAGGAACCCGCGCCTGACGAACAGGACAGCCCCGATGAGTGAGCTGTGGGCATACCTCACGGAATCCGCCGGATGGGCCGTGCTCGGGTTCGTCGTCGGATACCTCATCGGCCGTGCCGCCCGCGACGCCCACCGCGTCGCCACCGCCATCACCACGGAGGACACCGTGACCGAACAGCATCCGCCCACGCCTCGCCGGCGTGTGCCGACCGGGCAGTTCGTCCTCGGCGTCGTCGTGGTCCTGCTCGGTGTCCTCACCGTTGTGCAGGGCATCGCGACCAACAACGCCACGCGCCGGATCACTGAGTGCCAGACGGCGTACTCCAACGGGTTCGCTGATGCTCTCGACGCCAGGGCCAGCGCGTCGACCGACGCTCAGAACGCGCTCGACGAGCTGATGAAGACGCTCAGCCGCTACCTCGCCGACTCACCGGTCCCACCGGACAAGGTTCGCGCCGCCATCGGTGACTACCTCGCCAAGCGGGTGAAGGCCGAGACCGAGCGGCAGCAGCACCCCTATCCGCCACCCCCGCGTGACCTGTGCAAGTGAAGGAGAGGAACGGATGACCGAACCAGGATCGCCCGCCGACGAGCCGACGGCCGCCACCGCGGCCGAGGAATCGCACGAGGACATCACGAAGTTCGTCGGCGACGAAGCCGATGCCCCGGAAGACACCGGACGACCAGCAGACAAGGACGGTGACGCCTGATTGGCGTGGCGCCTCGCCAACGCGCTCGTAGATCTGCGCAACGAAGTGAACACCCGCTGGCCGAATCGCGATCGAGCCAGCGACGGCACGATCGGCGACGCCGCGCACGCGAGCCGATCCAGCGACCACAACCCCTGGGTCAAGGACGCGGCGGGCGTCGGCGTCGTCCGCGCGGTCGACATCGACGTGGACGGCATCGACTCCGGCTGGCTCGCCGAGTACCTGCGCCAGCGCGGCCGCAACGGCGACAGTCGGCTGACCGGCGGCGGGTACGTGATCCTCAACCGCCGGATCACGAACAACGACTTCTCCGGCTGGCACGCCTACACCGGTAGCAACCCGCACACCAGCCACGTCCACGTGTCGTTCTCCCGAACGCGTTACGACGACCGCGGGTCGTGGGGAATCGCTGGAGGCGGGCCGGGACCGACACCGCCGTCCGGCCGACCGACGCTGAAGGCGGGCTCGATCGGCCAGGCAGTGACGGAACTCCAGGCGTTCCTCAACCGGGTCTACCCCGCGTACTCGAAGCTCGTTGTCGACGGAGTGTTCGGTGCGAAGACCACGGCCGTGGTGAAGGAGTTCCAGCGCCGGACCGGCCTCGCGGTCGACGGGATCGTGGGCGCACAGACCTGGGCGAAGCTGGGGTTCCGCTGATGGCCACCTCCACACCTCGGCCACGGCCGATTCTCGATTCGATCCGCAGCGGAGCATGGAAGACCATTGTCGGCACGCTCGTGGCGGCGGCCGTGTCCTTCGGTCTGCTCAACGGCCAGCAGGCGACGCTGCTCGACAACATCGTCGCCGCGCTTGCCACGCTGATCACCCTGGTGACCTCGTTCGTCGCGCAGCTGCACGTCCTCGGTCGATCGGAGCCGAAGGTGACGCCCGTGGCGGACCCTCGCGACAACACTGGCAGCCCGCTCGTACCAGCGCTGGTCCCGCCAGACCCAGAACCGTAGGTCTCGGCCTTTCCACGGCTGGGCTCCAGCCGGCCAGGCCATCCCACGCCAAGGCCCCCGCCTGTCCGAACCGGACGGGCGGGGGCCTCTTTGTCGTGTCAACTGGCATTCGCGAGCGGCGAAGGCAGGAAGTGGACGGTCACCTCCTTGCCGATCAGGGAGTCCAGCACATCGCGTGCCGCCCTTGTCGACAGCACCAGCAGCATGACGGTGTCACCGTTCTGCACTCGTTCAAGCAGTGCGCGCCATCCTGGCGTGAGCTTGCCGCCCTGGCCGACGTCGGTGATCACGTGCGTGCAGCCGTACCAGCGCAGCCACCACCCCAACTCTTCCAGCACGCCAGCGGGGGTCTTCGGCGGAACCTTCGCGTAGCCATAGGTCGTCATTCCAACCCCACGGAGGCCGGGCCTACCGGCAAGCCTTTTCCTTCGCGATATTGCTGGTAGGCGTCGAACACCTCCTGCGGCACTCGTCCGCCCATCTCGAACCCGTTCTTCTCGCCCCAAGCGCGAGCCATGTCGCGGTAACGCTTCTTCGCTGCCTCGATCTTCACCGGCCCGTTCCGGATACTCCGAAACCAGCGCGGGTCGAACGACTCGACCTTCGGTGCCGGAGCGGACGCCGCCGGAACCGACCGGGCACCGCGCTTGGCTCGCGTCCGGCCCACGATCTTCTGCTTCCCGAGCCGACGAGCGGAGTCGAGGTACGGCTGGATGGCTGCCCGAAGCTCCTCGGCGTGCTCGCTAGTGAGGTCGCTTCGCAGCGCTTCGCCGTCGAAGCCCCACAGGATCGTCTCGTCTGCGGCCTGAGTGCGGTCGAGGTCATCGACGATCAGGGTTTGCGTGATCTCTGCCATCGGAAGTTCCCCCTACGCGGCACGAGCGGCCAGTGACTTACCTGTTCCGCGACTTGCGATTTTTCGCACCTGTTGACGCTCCGACTGAGCCTCTCGCGCTAGCTGCGCCAGGAACCGGCGTACCACCGTCCGCGGAATGGCGAGACCTTGCCGGAGGTAGCCGTCCACGTACGCGTACTCCCTGAGGCCGACACGCTCAAGTGTGACCCGATCAAAGAAGTCCACGGCGTCCGAATGACAGCGTGAACACTGCAAACGTTCAGTCAGGCAACCGACATGCGAGCCCTCTTGCTGCAAGATGTACCCGTCGTGGGTGGGGTCCCAGTTGTGCCCGCGAGCGCGGCACTTCAGGACCTGTTTCGGCACGCTTCTCAGGTAGTCGAGAACTTCACGATCGAGCCCTTTCAGGTAGCTGGCAGTCATACCCAGCGCGCCTCCCCTTGCGAAAGATTGTCACCTACTAGCACGACAGTGCACCTTGGCGTAGGAGTAAGGCAACTGCATCGAGACAAAACATCCCACCTATTGCGCACTGTTCACCCATATGCACCAAGGCCCCGGAACCGTTCAGACGGTTCCGGGGCCTTGGGGTGGTTGAGTGTCGAAGCAGCGTTCGCTAGGCGTAGGCCAACTCGTCGAATTCTCGCGCCTGCACACCTGAATGGAACGCTGCAAGCTCGGTCTCAGTGAACACCAGTTCGGCTGCGCCCCTAACCGCCCCCGTCTTCCTGAAGACGTAGTCACCGTCTGGCCGGCGAACCACAGTCACGATCCGCTCGCCACTCAGCCCGGCACGAATCTCGGCCTGATAGTGATCGAACTCCGCGGCCGTGAAGATGAGCCTGGTGTCATCGGGGGCGCCGAAGGTCTTCTTGTCGTCGCGTAGCTCGACCCGGTCGCCCTGACGGGCTACTCGCACGCAGTCCTTGTCCGGATTGCTGGCGGTGGCCTTACGGAAGTCGGCTTCGCGAAATGGCAGCGAGGTGGGGGTGTTCATCGTGGATCTCTCCTAGTTGGGGTGTGGCGGGGAAGCCTTAGATCGACTCGCGAAGTCATCGGCAATGTCCTGCAAGAACTCCCTGGTCTCCTCGAACTTCAGTGCCGCGTTCGACAGCCGAGCCCACGCAGCCTCGTAGGCGCGCAGGGCTTTCCGGTCGTCGAGATAGCGGATCTCAGCTTCACCCTCGACGTAGGCCAGTTCGAGCGGCCCGGCCGCGCCCGGCGAAGGGACGCGGATGAGCGCGAACGGTGCCGAGATTGGCGACCGTCGTCCGGCTGGCTGCTCGAACGGCATCACCTGAGGGTGCACGTGCGGCCGATTGGACTGCTCGATCAGGTACTCGATCTGCTCACGCATCACATCCGTGCCACCCCATACTCGGCGCACGCAGGATTCGGATAGAACGAACTGAAGTACGGGCGGCTCGTCCTTGTCGAGGATGTCTTGCCTCGCCAGCCGTGCAGCGATGCGGTCTTCCAGCGTGATGTCGTTGAACTCTGGCTCGTCGGCGTGCATCGCACGGACGTACCGCTCGGCCTGCAAGAGACCTGGGACGACCTCAAGTTCGACGGCACGTAGCTGATCAGCGTGCTTCTCCAGGTCGACGCGGAGCCGGATGTCCTCGGAGTAGGCACGGTTGTGGCCGGTCGTCCAGAACCCTCGCTTGTGGCTGTCGCGGCGTAGCTCGCGAAGCGCCTCCTTGTAACCCTCGTCCGTGAAACCGAGCTTGTCCGCGAGCAGAACAAGGTCGCCGGGAGAGATGTTGCTGCCGCCTTGAATCAAGCTGTTCATCCGGGCGGGACTGGTCTCTATCAGGCGCGCAGCCTCAGCTTGCGAGACGTTCGCCGTCTCGATCATGTGGGCGATCTCGCGCCCGAGCAGCATCTTGCGAGCCGTACGAACTGTGGCTGACATCGACATGGCCTCTCCATGGAGCTTGAAGAGCGACGTTCGCGGATAGGCCGGTCCCTCCCTTCAGGGGAGAGGGTATCGCCCAACGCCACTCGAATGGACGGGTGCTCAAGGCTTGAATTTCAAGCTTACGTAGTTCAAGATACGAAACCACGAGTTCAGAACACTCTAACTGGAATCGGTCACCCAGCCTACGTGAGAGGTCGTCATGCCCGTATCCGCGATCACAGCCCCCACGTCTCCCACCAGGCGGGAGGTGTCGTGCACTGACGGACTACGACGGGCGAGGCACGTGAGCACCTACCTCGGCAGTGGTTACGTCGTCCTGCTTGCTCCGCCCGCCGAAGCGGCGTTGCTGATCCCCGCCGCTGCTCGCGAGCTAGCCAAGAACCTCGTCGCACAAGCCGACGAGGCCGAAGCCAGCCAGAAGACGCCGGGAAGCGCGGTCCGTCTTCAGCACCCGTAG